CAACTCTGCAAGGGTTAGCTTCGGTAAGAAGAGTGAAGCACTAGGTGAGGTAGGCATAGGTGATGACCCCGTCATGGTGCCTGTACTGCACGACAACGATGTGAGGCTGATCAGGTATCTTGCCAAGCACAAGCACAAGTCCCCGTTCAATCACGCCTTTGCTACCTTCCACGTCAAGGCACCGATCTTTGTAGCACGTCAGCTGGTCAAGCATGAGTACATGCCTTGGAATGAGATCAGCCGTAGGTACGTCGATGATGAACCTGAGTTCTACCAGCCTGACGTATGGCGTGGGCGTAGTGATGATAAGAAGCAAGGCAGTGATGGCGTGGTAGATGTTGGTAAAATAGGTGACGTTAGTTTAGCTAGTAAAACTCTATACAACAGCTTGCTTGACAGGGGTGTATGCCCAGAGCAAGCACGTATGGTACTGCCACAGTCTATGATGACTGAGTGGTACTGGTCAGGTTCTCTGTTTGCCTTTGCTAAGATGTGTGGCCTACGTCTCAAGGATGATACTCAGTATGAGACGAGGCTAGTGGCTCAAGAGATTGAGGACTATATGATGGACATTTACCCCAACTCTTGGGAAGCATTGAGGATGTATGATGATGAGTGAAGTAAAGGTGACAGAAATAACTGAGCATGAGGATGGCAGTGCCACACTACAGGTTGAGTGTGACTCAGAGACATTTGGAGCCATCTTTAACGTGGGCTTTGTGTCCCTGATTAAGACAGGTCTATACTGGGAGACAGACAATGATAAGACCAATGAGAGATGAAGAACGTAAGGCATCCCAAGAACGTGATGAAAAGAATAAGTGGCGCAAATGTGTCAGCTGTGGTAATGCAAGCAAGGACACATGGTGTGGCTTCTGTCTGGAGGAAGAGTAATGATAAACAGTTAGCGGCGAAGATGACTAAGCGTATACCAATGAAGGGCGGTGATGAGTATGATGCTCTCACTAAAGCACGTAAGTTTTACCTATGGAAAGCAGGTCAAGTAAAGAAGATCAAACGTGCTTACAATAAACGATTACGTAAGCATAACAAGGAGGTGAATGATGACTAAACTGTATGACTTAGAGCCAATGATCATGGACTGTTGGCATGTCTGTGATGACCTTCAGGTTGTCTTCAGACAGATCGGTGACGGTGAACGTGAGCCTACACAAGATGAGATGATGAATACCTTGATGGGTATGCAACAGCTGTACCAGTGGAAGTTTGAACAGTTGTTCTTCAAGTATGAACAAGTGTTGAAGGGACAGAGGGAGTAAATGTTTACTGTAGAACTTGAATATGACTATGCCCTTATCCGAACACTCGATGAACAGGATAGGCATGAAGATGTAGAGGTTGTAATAGGTGATGAGGGAGAAGTTTTTATTCTGCAATTTAATGAGAGCACACAGAAAAATTCTGTCATCGCAATGTCTTTACAACAGCTCGTAGATCTGTATGCTGCAATGGATAGCCCAGAAGGGTTATTTGGACTGGAGGTTAAAAGTGGCAAACAATGACAACCCACACTTAGCTTGTCCGTATCAAGACTGCGGATCAAGTGATGCATTTAATTGGAATGACGATGGCTTCGGCCACTGCCATTCTTGTTCGAGGGCTTACCCAATGCGAGACATGCCAGATGTTTTCGAATGGGTTAATTCCGAGTATCCATTGAAGGAGAGGAGAAACCCTATGGATATACCTATTGTGTCTCAGACACATGAGGGCATACGAGGCTTAGATGCTGACGTGTCCGAACTATATGGCATTGCCATACAGCAAGGCGAAGACGGACGACCTGTCCGTTATGCCTACAAGTACCCACACACAGTCAAGTACAGGCTAGTCGATGACAAGTCTAAGACCTGGACAAAGGATCGTGGATTGGGTATGAACCACCTGTTTGGCCCTGAGTTCAATGCAGGGACAAGCCAACGAATCTATCTCACTGAAGGTGAGTTTGATGCGGCCTCTCTGTATCAGATACTCGGCAAGACTTTTCCCGTTAAGTCTCTACCCAGTGCAAGCATTGGCGAAAAGTTCATAGCCCACAACCACCTCTATCTGTCGTCATTCAAAGAGATCATCTACGCAGGTGAACTCGATCCTGCAGGGCGTAGGGCAGCAGACAAGTTATACCAGGCATTCCCCGATAAGTTTTTCTACGTACCTATGTCCAAGCACAAAGATGCCAATGACTTCTTACAGGCTGGTGATGGTAAGGACTTGATGTGGGCAGCTAAGAAGCCCATGCGGTACAGCCCAGAGAACTTCTTCTGTTCTAGTGAGGATTTTTCTAGTGCTTTACGTACAGAGAATCCTTACGAGTATGTACCTACTGGTCACTCAGGTCTCGATGAAAAGATCCGTGGCATGGTCAAGGGGGGACTAACCTTTATCAAGGCTCCCCGTGGTACTGGTAAGACTGAGGTGATCCGTTACTTTGAGACGGGTCTTCTACAGAACGAGGGTGTAAAGGTTGCACTCCTACACATGGAGGAGATGAAGTCCACTACACTACGTGCTATGGCTACCTACGAGCTTGGTTCCAATGTTCGTACAAGAGAGGATGCCGAACGTAATGGTTACACTCTTGATGATGTAGAGGCAGCAGCTAATAAGATTGCCGACTCTGAGAACAACAGGACAATCATCTTTGAGATGCAGTCTCACGACAACCCACTTACGTTGCTCGACTACACTCGCATGGCTGTCACATCCTTCGGTGCTAACTTCGTTTTCGTTGACCACGTTCAACGTCTGGCTTACCTGTCTAGCTCTGGTGTTGATGGTGCTACCAGTACACTGACCACACTAGGTTCACGTATGGCCCAGCTTGCCAAAGAGTTAAACATTGGTGTGGTATTTATCTCACAGGTTAACGATGACGGACGTACAAAGTATGCTGCATCTCTTGAAGAAGAGGCTATCATCTGTATAAAGATCGAACGAGACACTGATTCCGAGGACGAGATACTTCAGAACACAACTGAATTTATTGTTGACAAGAACAGGCCATTTGCTAAATTGGGCAAAGCAGGTTCAGTCTACTACGATCCAGAGACAACGATCCTCAGTGAAGATGTGCCGTATGATAGGGGTGAGATAGCAGCATGATTGTATTTGATGTAGAAGCTGACGGACTACTTGATCAGGCTACAAAGATACACTGCTTATCCTATACCCATGATGGTAAAACTTACCACAGTTTGCATGATTACTCTGCTATGCGTGATCTCCTACTCAATCAGCCAGGTCTGATTGGTCACAACATTATCAGGTATGATGTACCACTTGTAGAAAAGATCTTGGGTATCAAGGTGACAGCACGTCTCTTTGACACACTGCCAATGTCTTGGGTATTAAACTACGATAGGTCAAAACATGGCCTTGATTCTTTTGGTGAGGATTTCGGTATTCCTAAACCTAAGATTGATGACTGGGAAAACTTAACCCTTGAGGAGTATACACACAGATGTACAGAGGATGTAAAAATCAATTGGTGCTTGTGGCAAAATCTTCTAAAGAGATTTATGTTCATCTACAAGGACAAGTCAAATCTGGATCGGTTCTTCCGGTATCTGGAGTTTAAGATGAACTGTGCTGCAACAGCTGAGAGCCTTGGATGGAAGCTAGATGTAGATCTTGCACAGAGATGTGTAGACGACATCACCAAGCAGAAGTCTCATAAGGAATCTGAGCTAAGTGCAGTCATGCCCAAACGTAAGGTCACTTCAAAGAAGACTAAGCCAAAGAACTGTTTCCGTAAGGACGGTACAGCATCGGCTCATGGTCAACGTTGGTTTGATCTCCTTAAAGAGCAGAGCCTACCACCACACTTTGACGGTGAGGTAGAGGTTATCAAGGGTTGGAATGAACCTAATCCAAACTCTACTGATCAGGTCAAGGACTGGCTATACTCTATGGGTTGGGAGCCTTGCACATTTAAATACGATAGAAACAAGGAGACTGGCGAAGAGAAAAAGATACCTCAAGTACGTAAAGATGGAGAGCTGACCGACTCAGTAAAACTGATAGCAGAGAACAACCCTGCTGTTGAAGTTCTTGGAGGTCTGACCGTCCTGCAGCATAGACTTAAGATCTTCGAAGCATTTCTCGAATGTGAACAAGGTGGCTATGTTAAAGCAGAAATTTCTGGACTTACCAACACTCTCCGTTTCAAACACAAGAAACCACTAGTCAACCTTCCTGGGGTAGACAGGCCGTGGGGCAAAGAAGTACGTGGTTGCTTGATTGCTCCAGAGGGTTACGTCCTCTGCGGTGCTGATATGACATCCCTTGAAGATACAACCAAGAGGCACTACATGCACCCTTACGATCCTGACTATGTGCAAGAGATGTCTCAAGAAGGTTTTGATCCACACCTTGACTTGGCTAAACATGCAGGTGCTATCAAACAGTCTGACATTGATTCTTATAACCAAGGTCAACGTCCAGAGTTGAAGGCACTACGCAAGAACTACAAGGTAGTTAACTATTCTGCTACTTACGGAGTTGGTGCAGCTAAGTTGTCCCGTACTACTGGCATGGCTGTCCCTCATGCACAATCTATCTTGGATGCATACTGGGAACGTAATTGGTCTGTCAAAGCATTTGCTGAGGATCAGAAGGTCAGACAGATCAACGGAGAGATGTGGGTACAAAACCCTGTCAGTGGTTTCTGGCATTCACTCCGTTATGAGAAGGATGTATTCTCTACACTCAATCAATCCACCGGAGCCTATTGCTTTGATAAGTGGGTTGCTTACTACAGATCACGCAGACCTAATATCATAGGTCAGTTTCATGATGAATCTATTAACCTTGTTAAGGAAGGAGAGCAGGATGAGCATACAAAAACATTGACCTGGGCTATTGAAAAACTTAATCAAGAGCTTAAATTAAATGTTGACTTGGGTATTGACGTACAATATGGTCATAAGTATAGTGAAGTACACTAACGTAATGGAGGGCCAAATGGCTACACGTAAAGTAAAAGTATCAGGCATTGCTGAATGGGCAAAAGTATTTCCACAAAACCGTGACATGGAAGGTTTTGATGGTGTGTACAGGGATCATGACGGCGCTTGCACAATTGATGTTATCATGGATGATGACAACCTAACTGCACTAAAGGCATCACGTTCTATGAAGAAGGGGTCAGCTGACCCTCAAGGACGTGGGACTAAGGTTAAGTTTATCCGTAAGTATGATACAGGAAGGGATTGGGACAGTGGTGCGCCTATTGTTACTTGGGCTGATGGCAGCCCTTACGACCTTGATACCGATGGCTCTATTGGTAATGGATCTACAGTAGAAGTGGAGCTGTCCGTCTATGATACTAGCCGACCTGCTATTGTCGGTACACGGCTTGATAAAGTTATTGTGCTTGATAAGGTAGATTATGTCAGGGATACTGCAGGGGAAACTACTTCGCCACCCACTGCAGCTAAACAAGAAGGCGAAGTGTTGTTTTAACCTCCTCCAAAAACAACTAGTGGCCCCCTTCGGGGGGCCATAACTTTAAGGATATAATATGAAAAAGATTGATACACTAGTAGAAGACATCGAGTCCGTGATCTATGGACTGGGTGGTTGGAACGGCACGATAGGTTCTATTCTAGGAAACAATATCGCCATGTCAGCCAACAAAAGATTTAGTAAGCCACAAGAGCCTCGTGGGTATCTATCTCTTTCGTCCATAGGCACACCGTGCAAACGTAAGTTGTGGTACAAGGTAAACAAGCCAGGCACAGGCGAACCACTCAGTGCTAATCTACTTCTCCGTTTCTTCTACGGGGACATGATTGAAGAGCTGATACTGTCTATGGTTACAGCCTCTGGTCACAGTATGGAAGGCTCCCAGGATAGGCTGACCGTACATGGTATTCGTGGCCACCGTGACTGTGTTATTGACGGTATGACTGTAGATGTTAAGTCCTGCAGCCCTTTTGCTTTCAAGAAATTTAAAGACGGATCACTCCGTGATAACGATGCGTTTGGTTACATTAGCCAACTTAGTTCCTATGTCTATGCAGGTAAGGACGACCCACTAGTTACAAACAAAACACACGGGGCTTTCCTTGCTGTTGATAAGGTTAGTGGTGAGATCTGCCTAGACGTACATGACTTTACTGAAGACCTGAAGACCAAAGAACAAGAGATGCTTGCAGCCAAAGATCTGGTTGCAGGTGATTTACCTACAGATCGTATTCAACCAGTACCTGCAAGCAAGGCAAGTCCTAACACGAAGCTGGACAAGTCCTGTCAATTCTGTGAATACAAAAAGATCTGTTGGCCCAATCTGCGTATGTTCAAATACTCATACGGCATTGAGTACTTGGTGCACGTAGAAAAAGAACCCAAGGTTGATGAGGTGTTCGATGACACGGGCAGCTAAGGCTAAGGGCAGAACTGGACAGAACGAAATCAGGGATACCATACTAGAGAACTTTCCTGACCTAGAACCTGATGACGTTAAGTCTACTACTATGGGAGACACTGGAGAAGACATCCAGCTGTCTCCCGCAGCTAGAAAAAAGATTCCGATTACTATCGAAGTAAAACGTAGGAAGTCTGGAATGAAGATGGCCTACGATTACATTGAACAAGCCAGGAAGCATGGTAAAGGTGAACCAGTTGTTTTCTTTCGGGCAGACAGAAAGGAATGGATTACAATGGTAAGTCTTGATCACTACATGGAGTTGTTAAAGAAATGGAAGTAAAAATATGGGGAGTGCTACAGGGTCCAACATCAATCAATGATATCTACGATCCCGAGCACCTTGACAATGCTCCAGAAGGTTCTAAGTACTTCATGGTGTGTAAAACAGAGATTGACGGTGAGATTGCTGACGATAATTTTTGGTTTGACGATTTCGATTCTGCTTATGAGTGGCAGAAACATTTTTCCGAATCCATCGACCCTATTATTGTTGACATGACATCTGATCCTGAGTATAACTAGGAGTCTTGCTGATGAGGTTCGAGCTAAATATAATAATAAAAGTAGACCCTAGTGCAAACTTTTTAGAAACATTCGGGAATAATGCTGAGGTAATCTCAGAACTCGTACAGGGAAGCTTGTACGACATAGACGATATCGTTGTAGAGGAGTGTGAGGTTAGATATGATAAGCCAAGTTGATATAGATGCCTGGGATTTTTATGACTCAGGTCAGTTAAATGACTACCAAAATGCCGCAGCAGCTACTGCTATTTATAAGTCAGAGCATGCGATAATCTACCCAGCCCTTGGCCTAGCAGCTGAAGCTGGTGAGGTAGCTAACAAGGTTAAGAAGATCATGCGTGACGGTCAGTTTGATCGTGATGCAATTGCAGACGAAGTGGGTGACTGTCTTTGGTATATTGCAGCACTATGTCGAGATCTAAATGTAGATCTCAGTGCAGTTGCGGATAATAATTTAAAAAAGCTACGTGACAGACAACAACGTGGTAAATTAAAAGGGTCAGGGGATAAAAGATGAATAACCAACTACCAACAGATTACCAGGCTTTTATCCACAAGTCACGGTATGCAAAGTACCGTGAAGGATCTGGCCGTGAATCCTGGAGTGATACCGTATCTCGTTTTATGACTAATGTAGTTCGAGACTTGGTGGATTCAGAAACAAAGTTTAAACTAGAACAGGCTATTCTAGGTCTAGAGGTAATGCCCTCTATGCGATCTCTTATGACTGCCGGACCTGCAGCAGACAGGGACAATACCTGTATGTACAACTGTAGCTACCTACCCGTAGATGACCTTAAGTCCTTCGATGAGGCTATGTTTATCCTCCTCTGTGGCACGGGAGTTGGCTTCAGTGTAGAGAGGCAAGCCATCAACAAGCTTCCAGATGTTCCTCAACTCTTCGACAGTGAGACTAATATCGTCGTCAAGGACTCCAAGGAGGGGTGGGCTAAGGCTCTTCGTCAATTGATTGCACTCCTATACTCTGGTGAGATCCCAACTTGGGATGTGTCTAAGGTACGTCCAGCTGGAGCACCTCTTAAAACTTTTGGTGGTAGGGCTTCTGGTCCAGCCCCTTTGGTTGACCTGTTTAACTTTACTATTAGCACTTTCAAGAAAGCTTCAGGACGTAAACTCAGCTCTATCGAGTGTCACGATATTATGTGTAAGATTGGTGAGGTAGTAGTTGTAGGTGGTGTACGCCGTAGTGCAATGATCAGTCTGTCTAATTTGAGTGATGACCGGATGCGTCATGCTAAGTCAGGACAATGGTGGGAGAATAATCCACAACGTGCCTTGGCTAACAACTCTGTCTCCTACACTGAAAAACCAGACAGTGTCTCTTTTATGCGTGAGTGGATGGCTTTAGTTGAGTCTGGTTCTGGTGAACGTGGTATCTTTAACCGTGAAGCATCTAAGAAACAAGCTGGATTAAATGGTAGACGTGATCCTAACTATGATTTTGGTACAAATCCTTGTTCGGAAATTATACTACGACCGATGCAATTTTGCAACTTAACAGAGTGTGTAGTACGTGCTACAGATACTTTAGAAACTTTGGAGGAGAAAGTACGCCTAGCCACTATCTTAGGTACAATTCAATCTACCTATACCAAGTTTCCTTACTTACGTAAGAAGTGGGCAGACAATACTGAAGATGAACGTCTACTTGGTGTGTCTCTTACTGGCATTATGGATAACCCTTTAATGACAACAAAGAATGTGGGATTGGAGAAAACTCTTGGCAAACTTAGATCTTTGGCCGTGGCTACTAATGCTGAGTGGGCTAAACGCCTTGGCATCCCTGTTGCTGCTGCTATCAGCTGCGTTAAACCTTCGGGAACAGTATCACAGTTGGTTGACTCCTCTTCTGGTATTCATGCTCGTCACAGCCCCTATTATATTCGGACTGTTCGTGGTGATAACAAAGATCCTCTGACACAGTTTATGATTGACCAAGGCATTCCTAATGAGCCTGATGTGTTTAAACCTGAGCAGACTACAGTCTTTAGTTTTCCTCAGATGGCACCTAAAGGTGCTGTATGTACATCGGACATCTCTGCTATTGAACAGTTAAAGATGTGGCTACAGTATCAAAGGCATTGGTGTGAACATAAACCTTCAGTGACTATAAACGTAAAGTCAGGGGAGTGGATGGAAGTAGGTGCATTTGTTTACAAATACTTTGACGAGATGTCTGGTGTATCATTCCTACCATACAATGAACACACGTATCAGCAAGCACCTTATCAAGAAGTAGGTAAGAGTGATTACAACTCTCTCAAGTCTCTCATGCCTAAGTCTATCGACTGGTCTAAACTCTCCGAGTATGAGAACGAAGATAATACTTCTGGGAGTCAGACACTTGCTTGCACTGGCGACTCATGCGAAATCGTAGACCTAGTGTAGGGTCTACACCCTCACCCTGCGTAAAGATCTGTCAGATAAAAGACGGGTACTGCGCAGGGTGTTTAAGGACCATAGACGAGATTAGGGACTGGATGATAATGTCGGACTATGAGCAAAAGAAACTGTTACGTGAACTGAATTGGAGAAAAGAACACAATGTATGTGGTGATAACTAGAGAGCAGTGTAACTTTTGTGACTTAGCTAAAGCAATGCTAAAGAATAAAAACATTGGTTATGTAGAATATAATGTCCATTCTACCAGTTCTAAATGGATTTTAACCTTGCTAAAGAAGACAAATCTCAGTACAGTACCTCAAATCTTTGATGACAAAGGTGGTCACGTAGGTGGTTATAGGGAATTAAGGGAGCTTTTAAATGGCGGCAGTGAGAAAGAATTTTAACAGAGCCTTGTACGAGGCTTACGACAAACAAGCTAAGGATGCTCTTGTATCCCACCTAAAATCTAAAAAGCATGTTATCGTAAATACAGAAGAAAACTACTTTGTAGACGTTGTCTCGCAAAAACACGGGCTAACATTCTTCAATGAAGCTGAAGTTAAAGTAGCTTGGGAAAACGATTGGCCTGAACATTGGGATGAGATACGTATACCAGAACGTAAGCAACGCCTACTAGATAAGTATGAGGGCAACGATGGAGTGCTAAACTTTTACGTTTTTCGTAAGGATCTAAAACAAGCCTGGCGTATTAAAGATACGTTACTTACCAAAGAAAGCTTAAAAGAAGCTAAAGGTCGGTACATTAAACCTGGAGAATTATTCTTCCACATCCCGTATACAAAAGCAGAGCTAGTAAAACTATGAGTGATAACGTAAATAAACCTCCACACTATGGTCAGGGTGATATCGAGTGTATCACATATATTAAAGACATCTTGACAGATGAGGAGCTAATAGGTTATTATAGGGGTAACGTTGCTAAATACTTGCACCGTTGGAGGTATAAGAATGGTCTAGAGGATTTAAAAAAAGCACGATGGTATTTGGAAGCACTTATTCAACTTCAAAGCAAAGAGTAAGGCCATCCCTAAAACAAGGAGTTGGTAGTTGAAAGAGGATTTAGAGAAAGAGGCAAAAAAGTTTACTCAACAAAAACGTAAAATTGTTTCAAGCAAAGGTCTGACAGCAAGGATATATCTTGCTGGCCAGGCTTTAACTGGTCTTCTAGCAGGTGCAAGATCCAGTAACAATATGCGGGATATAAAGAAACAAGCATACGACTGGGCAGACTACATGCT